GGAGTGGGCAAGCGGAACCCATGAAGAGATTGCGGAATATCTTGCTGAGTTTGATTGGCCTGCCAGTATGGTTCTGGCACACAATACTATGTTTGATGGTGCTATCTTATCTTGGTTGTTCGGGATTAAGCCGAAAGTCTGGGCTGATACTTTATGTATGGGACGCGCCGTTCACGGTATTGAAGTTAGTGGTAGCCTAAAAGCACTGGCTGAACGGTATGGTATCGGAGAGAAAGGGACTGAGGTTCTAAACGCAAAAGGTAAAAGGCGAGAAGATTTTACCGAAGAAGAGCTAAGTCGTTATGGCGATTACTGCCTAAACGATGTTGAGCTTACCTATCAACTGTTCACACAGATGATAAAAGGGTTTCCGAAGCAAGAATTAAAAATCATCGACGCTACCCTGCGTATGTTCATACACCCGATTCTGGATTTGGATCTGGGTCTTTTAGAGTCACACCTAGAAGACATCATGGATAAGAAAGATGAACTGATGATAGAAGCCAATGTCTGTAAAGAAGATCTTATGTCAAACGAGAAGTTTGCGAACCTTCTGATAGCGCATGGTGTAGAGCCGCCCAAGAAGATAAGCCCGACTACTGGCAAAGAAACGTATGCGTTTGCCAAGACTGATGAAGGATTCAAAGCACTACAAGAGCATGAGAACGGTGACGTTCAGAATCTTGTAGCTGCCAGACTTGGTAACAAAAGCACACTAGAGCAGACACGGACGCAAAGGTTCATCGACATCGCAAAACGCGGATTACTACCTGTGCCTGTAAGATATTATGCTGCACACACTGGTAGGTGGGGCGGAGACGACAAGATAAATCTTCAGAACTTACCTAGCCGTGGACCCAACGGCAAGATGTTGAAACGTGCGATCATCGCGCCGGAGGGACATACGTTAATTGACTGTGACTCGTCACAGATAGAAGCACGAGTGTTAGCTTGGTTGGCAGGGCAGTCGGATCTTGTTGATGACTTTGCTAACAAGAAAGATGTCTACGTCAAGATGGCTTCTGTTATATACAACGTACCAGAGGAAGAAGTTACAAAAGACCAGCGGTTTGTAGGTAAGACCACAATCTTAGGGGCTGGATATGGCATGGGTGCAGTGAAGTTTCAGTCGCAACTCAAGGCTTTTGGTTTTGATATGGAGCTTGAAGAGGCCCGAAGAGTCATACAAGTTTATCGAGATACCAACTGGAAGATCAGTGCATTTTGGCGTGAAACGCAAGAATTAATACATCAACTTGCAAATTGGAACTCTATGGTACTTAGAGAGACAAACCTTATCCGTTCTATTGGCGAGAAACAGTCTATACTATTACCGTCAGGACTACTCATGCGCTACGAAGGTTTAGAGAGTGAGGTGTCTGATGAAGGCAGGGTTGAGTTCTCGTATAAAACAAGGCGAGGCCGAACCCGAATATACGGTGGAAAGTGTGTGGAGAATATCTGCCAAGCGGTTGCACGTTGCATCATCGCTGAACAGATGTTGGCGATTCGTAAAAGTAATCTTCAACTGTCTCCTGTGTTGACTGTGCATGATTCAATCGTCGTGTGTGTACCGAGCGATAGTTTGGAAGATGGAAGACGTTATGTGGAAGAATGTATGAGAGCTGTTCCGGGTTGGGCCAAGGGACTACCGTTAGACTGCGAAAGCGGTATCGGTCAGGCATATGGAGATTGCGAATGATATGAAAGCTGCACCGTGGTCGTTCAGCAAAATAAAGTCGTTTCAGCAGTGTCCGAAACAGTTTTACCACGAGAAGGTTATCAAGCAATACCCATTCAAAATGACAGATGCTGTTAGATACGGTGACCAGTTTCATAGAGCCGCAGAAAAGTATATGCAGGGGGAAGAGCTAGATAGACGGTTTGAGTTTGCAAAGCCCGCGTTGGACGCACTTAATGCCAAAGAGGGTGAGAAGTTATGTGAACATAAGATGGGACTGACCAAGCGTCTGGAAGCTTGTAGTTTTTACGATCAAGATGTTTGGTTTCGTGGTATTGCAGACTTGCTGATTGTAAATGAAGTGGATAGAATGGCTTGGGTGGTAGACTACAAAACAGGTAAGTCTGCCCGATATGCCGATAGAGGTCAGTTGGAACTGATGGCTCTGTCAGTATTTAGGCACTTCCCTCAAGTGGAGAGTGTCAAAGCAGGTTTATTATTTGTAGTATGTAACGAGCTAATACGTGAAGAGTATTCCGTTACAGAACAAAAAAGGTTGTGGTCTAAGTGGCTAGAGGATTTTAGTTACATGAAAACAGCTTACAGTGATGAGGTTTGGAATCCGAAACCAAGTGGGCTATGTAGGATGCATTGTCCAGTGCTTGAGTGTGCTCACAACGGGAGGAATTAGTGCCATATAAAAATCCAAAGGATCGTAAAAAGCAAAAGCCCGATAAGAAAGGTACGAAAGCTTTTGAGAACAGGATGGAGCGTCAGAAAGCCAGACGCAAAATGGATAAGACTGGCAAGGATGCTAATAAGAATGGGGTGGCTGACAAACGTGAAGGGAAGGATGTCAGTCATAAAAAACCGCTAAGTAGGGGCGGCTCTAACAAAGATGGGGTGAAGGTAGAGAGTCGTAGCAAGAATCGCAGCCGTAATTATAAGAAACCAACACGGCGCACCAAATAGACCAAGGGTACTTACTTGCCCTGTTTACCTCGCGCCGTCCGAGGGGTCGAAGGCGGCACAGTTTTAGGAGATAAGTGTGGAACTCAAGAAAGCAAATGAGTTTGATAACGCAGGACAATTTGCAGCCTACGCTTTGGAGATGTTCATTGTTACCGAAATATGTAAGAAGTCGGTGGCTGATTTGAACGAATTAGATGTGGCCCGAGCTAAACGTAAAGTTAAAAAGCAGGGCGGTAGGCTGAGGTTTGTATGAAAGTAATCGACAACAAAGCTCTGCTGCTACGTCTACGCCAGCCTGAAAAAGTAACTGATGTAATACCTAAGAGTAAGTTGTTACCTGATAACCAAGTCTTAGTTAACTGGGGCGTCGAAGAAACACACGTTCTAAGAAATCTAAACATCAAAGCTCCGTCACCTATCGAAAAAGATTACAAATGGACGGGTAAGTACAAGCCGTTTGACCATCAAAAAACAACAGCTTCTTTCTTTACATTGAACAAGAGAGCGTTCTGTTTTAACGAACAGGGTACGGGTAAGACCGCCAGTGCAATTTGGGCCGCTGACTATTTGATGAACAAGGGCAGAATCAACCGTGTATTAGTTATATGTCCATTGTCGATTATGGTGAGTGCATGGAGAAACGATCTATTTAGTTTTGCTATGCATCGCACAGTGAGTGTGGCATACGGCAGTGCAAGACAACGCGAGAAGATAATCCGAGACGGTGCGGAGTTTGTAATAATAAATTATGACGGTGTGGAGATCGTACAGGATGTTATAGCAGAGGGTGGCTTTGATCTGATTATTATTGATGAAGCGACACATTATAAGAACGTCCAGACGAACCGCTGGAAAACACTTAACAAACTCATAACAGGTTCTACGTGGATATGGTTGATGACCGGAACGCCCGCTGCTCAAAGTCCTCTTGATGCATATGGGTTAGCGAAGCTTGCAGATGCCAAGTCAGTGCCTCGATTCTTTGGCACGTTCAGAGATCAGGTCATGGTTAAAGTCAGTAAATTTAAGTGGGTTCCTAAACCCAACGCGACTGAAATAGTATTTGATGCCATGCAACCTGCCATACGGTTTACTAAAAAAGAGTGTTTAGACTTGCCTGATATGGTGTACACCAAACGAGAGGTGGAGCTAACCCGACAACAAAACAAGTACTACAAAGAACTGAAAGATAGAATGATTACTCAAGCCGCTGGAGAGCAAGTCTCTGCTGCTAATGCTGCGGTAAATATGAACAAGCTCTTACAAATATCTGCTGGCGCGGTGTATACAGACAACGGCGAGTCGTTAGAGTTTGATATTAAGTATCGATATAAGGTGTTACGTGAAGTAATCAACGAGGCCAGCAAAAAAGTATTGGTGTTTGTACCGTTTAAAAACGTAATCGATGTGCTGGTGGACAAGTTACGCAACGATGGCATAACAACTGAGATGGTTCGTGGCGATGTGTCTGCGATGCAACGTACTCAGATATTTAAGCAGTTTCAAGAAAACCCAGACCCAAGGATTCTGGTGATTCAACCTCAAGCTGCTGCACATGGTGTGACCCTGACCGCTGCTGATACGATAGTTTGGTGGGGTCCGACAAGCTCTGTCGAAACCTATGCACAAGCTAATGCTCGTATCCATCGAGCAGGTCAAGACCACAAATGCACCGTGATTCAGCTACAAGGATCTCACGTAGAAAAGCGTGTTTACGAACTGTTAGATAACAAACTAGATACTCACACAAAGATTATCGATCTTTACAAAGAAATACTTGCGTAACTAATTGTTTAGTGTCAGACTGCACTTCTCAGTCAAAGGAGAGTGCTATGACTGATGCATTGGATGTATCAAAACTCACAAAAGTCTTTATTAAAATTAGAGACGAAAGAAAACAAATCGCGGATGACTTCAACAAACGCGATGGGGAACTTGCTGCAAAGCAGGACATGATTAAGAGTGCGCTGCTGAATCACCTTCAAGAGCAGAACATCGACAGTATAAAAACTGCCGAAGGCACGTTCTTTAGATCCACAAAGCAAAAGTATTGGACAAGCGATTGGCCCTCTATGTACGAATTTGTCATAGAGAACCAAGTGCCTGACCTTCTGGAGAAACGACTGCATCAAACAAACATGAAGCAGTATCTGGAAGATAACCCTGACCTTTTGCCGAAAGGATTGAATGTGGATTCTGAGTACACACTCAGTATTAGGAAACCAAAAAAATGAAGGACACTGTAGAAGGGCAACTGGTTCCTATTGAGGACGTTGCAAACCACTTCAAGGTATCGCTTTCTACCACTAGAAAGTGGGTGCGAGATGGCGACATACCAGAAAACCTGTATGTAAAAATCGGTAAGACCTATCGGTTTGATCTGGCAGGCATATCTAAGGCGTTGCTCGCTAGGTCGAGCACAACTTCAACCACAGAAGAAGATACAGGGGTGACAGACCTGTTAGGTAGTTGGGCCGAAGAAGACTTAGATGATGATGTATGAATCGAGTCAGCATACGAGGTGGGGTGTTCAGTGGCATACCCACGGATACGGACACGCAGATAAAAGTAGTTATTTTAGGTGCTGCAAATGTTGCGAGATCGTATTATGCTGATGAATTCAGTGTTGACAGTATCCAGCTTCCTACCTGCTGGTCTGTTGACACGCAGAGACCCGCCACTGAGGTGTTGGAGTCGCGCAAGCAAAGCGCGAGGTGCATTGACTGCACTCAAAACATTCGGGGATCTGCAAAGGGGGGGATCGGTAGAGCTTGTAGGTACTTTCAGCTTCTCGCAGTCGCTGAAGAACATGACCTCAGAACAGTTTACAGACTGCAAGTTCCATCCGCTTCAATTTTTGGTAAGGGTAGTTCGGACAATAAAATGTCCTTGGAGGGGTACGCCAAGTTTCTAACGAGGCATGGCACTCCTTCGCAAGCGGTTGTCACTCGAATATTTTTCGATGACATAAGCGCAATGCCCAAGATTTGCTTTGATGCAGACAGGGCTTTAGGAGAAGAGGAATTGATAGAAGTGAGGGAGATGGTTGACCATCCAGATACGCTGGAAGCAATAACTTTCAATGTAGATCCTCGTAACTTGTCACCCTTTTCTGTTGTAGAAAATGGTTTTGTTTTTAATGGAGATCAAAATGGCTGAAGAAAACAATAAGTATGTTATTCCAAGCGCAGAAGTTATGTACCCACGCATCGATCAGACGTATAAGTTTGATACGACTGCTAATCAATCAGTACCATGCGGTGCTTTGGATGACGGTGCAGAATACAGTTTGAGTTTTAAGTTACCGAAAGCGGAAGCGGTAAAACTCTTCAAGGCTATGAAAGCATATTACGATGTTAAAAAAGAGAAAGGCTGGCCCGACAAGTTTCCGAATCCGTTCAAAGAACAGGAAGACGGTTTGTGGTTGGGTAAGGCCAAGCTGAAAGGGGCATTTGGTAAGGATGCAAGTCGTAAGCCCCTGCAAGTTGACTCTAGGAACACCCCACTAGGTGATGATTTCAAACTCACAAGTGGAAGTGTAGCTAACATTCAAGTCTCTTTTGTCCCTTATAACATAAGCGGCAACGGTGTTAGCTTACGTCTGGGCGCGGTTCAAGTGCTCAAGTACGTACCTCTACAGACTAGATCCCCCTTCGAGGCTGT